TAATCTGACGGCTCTTCCAGGTGACGGGAAAACTCTGACCATGGCAAGCGATAGTTCACCCGCCCAGGGTGAACTACGGCTCAAGGCTCTGGGAAATCAGTTTAAAGTAACAAAGGTTTTGACAGTAAACTTTAGGATGAACTAAGTTCAGATGAGCGCAAGCGAAATCTGAAGATCACGCAGTGATCTATAAACAGTGTGAGACTCGTGCTTGAGAAATGACATACCCTGACTTGACTGTGACCAAAATTAAAAGAATGGCAATCCAGACTTCTTGGTGGTTTCCATGTGCTGTTTGGTCATGTCATTGAACAATTTGCGATCGGTGGGACTGAGATAGAATGCATCTTCGTAAGATATACCACCACGGCTAAGCCATGATATTTCCCACATTTCGCTCCTAATACCGTTGATGTCTCGATCCATTTTTGACACCAACTGTTCAATCGATTCTTGATCTAGTACTAGGAGCTGCGCCCGAAAAAATTTGATAGATCCAACACCAGGGGTTGTTCGTAGTCCTTGCTACAGTGACTACAGGTCAACTTCAGCGGTTTGAGATTGCTGGCACTGCGTTTGGCAATGGCAGCATCTTTGATAGCATTGAAAATCTGACTGCTACAGTTGGTTAAAAATTCCAAGATCTGTGATTCATCATCTACTATGACATCATCGGTGCGTATGCTACCAATGCTGCGACTCAGTGCTTTGATGGTTCCTTCGGTTACTTTCAAAATGAGATCATTGATCTGTTGCAGTCGATCAGCATTGGTAAGATCTGCTGTGGGCATGATTTCTGCTAGTTTTTGCTCGTTGAAGTGATCTTGATTGGTTTCGTTGATTTCTTTATAGGTCAAAGGTCTGAACATGATTTCAAAGTTGCCAATCACTGTGGATTTTTGATACTCGCTGCGGCCTATCATGGCCAGCTGATGGTTTAGATCTATCACATACTCTGATGTTTCTTGACAGTGCGTGCAGGATCCAGTGACATCTATGTCCTTGCCGTAGGTGGCAATCTTGATGGCTATCAACATAGCGTCAAGATCGATACTGGGCACTGCCCAGGCATTTTTCACATTGGGTATGCAACTCTGTATGAGACTGATCACACTGGAGCCGTTGAACAGCGCATCAGGAGTCTTGTTCAGTATCTCATCCCGCACAGTCATGGGATACACTGGAAGTTCTCCGTTTTCAGGCATGTCAAGATCATTGGGTCCATAGTGTAGTCCGTTTGAAGGTAGTCGCAAAAATATCGTGGGCTGCCTAAAATAGCGAGTCAAAGGGTTAAAAGATGTCATTTTTCTGTCCAATAAATAAGGTAACACTACTTATTGCGGTTAAACAATGGATCAACAATATCTAAGAGAATTTGCCGAAGCAACCAAACGTGCCCAAGAAGAAATTCAAAAATACGGCGCAGTTACTGCTGGCACCGCACAGCAGTTAGAACAACTGCAAAAAGTACAACAAGCACAGATCCTCAACGCTAAAAAATGGAGTGTGGCTGCTGGCGCTGCTGCTGGCGCTGCTACGCAACTTGGCTCATCCTTGCTGGCCGGTGATACCAGTGCCAAAGCTTCGGCCAAGGCCTTGTCGTCATTTGCTGGGGAAATTGGTGATCTAGTCAGCGGCTTGTCTATGCTCATGCCCGGCGGCATAATCATCAAGGGTCTGACATTTGTTGGAGGCCAGCTGCTGAAACTGGGCGGCAAATACTTTGAAAAAGTAGCAGAGACCACTGACTCACTGTATACCAGTTTGTACAAATTACGTGACACAGGACTGGCCACCGAATCGGGCATGAGCGGCCTGGCAGGTCGCATGGTAGAACTCAACTATGGTCTCAATGAAGTAGACAAAGCAGTTGCCTTGCTCAGTAGCAATGCTCAGACTCTGGGTGACTTTGGCGGTACCGCAGAAAAAGGCGCTATCGCATTTGGTGAATTTTCAGACAATCTACGAAAAAATGCCAACAGTACCTTTGTGGGCCTGCGTAGATTGACAGGCAGCCAAGACGAACTGAACAAAAGACAAGCAGTTTACATCAATCTGCAGACTCAGTTGGGCAACAAGACCAATGTTTCCATAGCAGAGTTTGAACGCATGACCAAAGCCACTGATGCACTCAGCAAGGCATTTGGTGTCAGTACCGATGAGTTAGACAAGAATCGCAAGCGAAATCTTGCTGAAACTGCCATGAGGTCTTTGGTACAACAGATGTCTGCTGGTGGTAAAGAAATGGCAGCACGCGGCGAGCAGATGCTAGAAGAAGTGGGTGTGCTACAAGCTCGAGGTGCAAGCAAAACAGCCGATGGTGTCAAAGCAGCACTGACAGGACAATTTGGCAGCGAAGATTATAAAAAATTACAGTTGGCAGCAGCAGCTGCAGGCGTGGATCTCAACAAACAAGTGGCCGACATCAAGACCGGCAAACAAACAGTCTTGGGTATGACGACATTGATAGCCCAAGGCGGACAAAAACTACAGGCAACTATGGGTCGAGTGGCTCAGCAAACACCCGAGATAATGGAAGAAACTTTTGGTTCATTACCGGAACTGCTAGATCTTGCAGCAGCCGGCGATCTTAAAAATCGCCAAGAACAAGGTGCCAAGTCCGCCGATGCCATGACCAAAGGATTAGATGCTGCCACTGAAGCCGAAAACAAAAGACGTATCGCTGCCGAACAAGTTCGTAACAGTCTACAGAGTTTCGTGGAAGCAGGCATAGTGCCTGCTACCAGTGCGTTGAAGACCATGACTGAGACTATCAACAAACTCACTGGCCAGAGAGCCGAGGCCCTGCGGGCACAAGAAAGATCGCCCAGTGGACTCGGCGGTGCGGCTGCAGGAGCTGCTGCTCTGGGGGCAGGAGGAGCTGTCATTGGATCAGTGGTACCAGGTGTGGGCACAGTTGCAGGTGGTGTCATTGGTGGCATAGTTGGCGGTATAGCAGGTGCCCTTGGTCTGATAGATCATTCCTATGTAGATGCCTTCAAGACCAATCCCGACGATGTGATTGATTTTGGTGATAAAAGTGGATCACGGCAGGCTTTTGAAGGGTTAGATCCCAAAACCAAAGAAGATTTTTTAAAAATGGCCACCGAGTACCACAAGGAGACCAAAGAAAAAGTCAAATTAACTTCGGCATTTAGAACACGCGAAGATCAAGAACGCCTCAAGGCCAATGAATCTAAAAACGCAGGCAGGCCCGTGGCTGCACCAGGAACAAGTTTACACGAAAAAGGCAAGGCCGTGGACATTGATACTGCTCAGGCACGCAAGATCAAGGCCATGGGCCTGCACGAAAAATACGGTTTTGCCAACGACATTCCTAATGATCCTGTGCATTTCTACAAAAAAGGATACAAAGATGGCGGCATTGCCGACGGTCCCGAATCAGGTTATACAGCACTGTTGCACGGACTAGAAGCCATAGTGCCTCTCGCCAACAATCGCAGCATACCTGTGAGTTTCCGTGATTCTGCACCAATGGGCATGAACTCGGATGCCATGTTCTCAGATACGCTGCCCAAGATCAACGAATCAATGACACAGCAAAGTCAATTTTTAGAACAACAACTGCAGAAATCCGAAGCCATGCTACAAGCTCTAAATCGTTTTGCCAGCGCAGATCAGATGCAGATCATGATAGATAAACTGCAGAACATCAGCGATAAAATGAACACCAACAACGACATCAACTCCAAAATACTCCAGCAGCAGATGTAAAACCCGCTAAGTAATAGCAAGGATCCCACACACCTATGTCTTGGAAAAAACACTTTAAAGTAGCCAACCCCGGCGACGGCTCCATGAGCCCCATATCAGGCAGCACAGCGCAGAGCCGCAACTATGGCGCAGATTTTGGTTTCCGTAACTATGCGTCACGCTTGCCTGAAGTGTATTCGGGCCATCCCAACCGTATTGAACGCTATAATCAGTATGAAGCCATGGACACTGATGCACAGATCAATGCCTGTTTGGACATTATCTCTGAATTTTCCACGCAAAAAAACCTGCAAAACGGCACCAGTTTCAATGTCAAGTACAAGGAAAAAGCCACAGATCATGAAGTAAAAATCATCAAAGAACAGCTGCAGGCCTGGGTCAAACTCAACAAGTTTGATCAGCGTATGTTCAAGATGTTCCGCAATGTGATCAAGTACGGCGATCAGGTGTTTATCCGTGATCCACAGACTTTTGAACTGTACTATGTGGACATGACCAAGGTCAGCCGTGTAATCGTTAACGAATCAGAAGGCAAGCGCCCTGAGCAGTACATTGTGCGTGACATCAACCCCAACTTCCAGAATCTAACTATCTCAGCCATTGCCACAGACGCTGCCTATGCCAATCAGCCGCAGCAGGGCTCCTGGGGCGGTCAGCCGGGCTATACAGTGCCTTCAAATCCGTTCAATCAAGGATCACGTTTCAGTCTCAGCCAAAACGAGTCGGCTATCGCTGCTGAACACGTGGTGCATTTGAGTCTGTCAGAAGGTTTGGATTTCTACTGGCCATTTGGACAAAGCATACTGGAAAGCATTTTCAAGGTCTACAAGCAGAAAGAACTGCTAGAAGATTCCATCCTGATATATCGTGTACAGCGTGCGCCAGAGCGGCGTGTGTTTTACATCGACGTGGGCAACATGCCTTCGCACTTGGCCATGCAGTTTGTTGAGCGTGTGAAAAACGAAATACATCAGCGACGTATTCCTACCTTGACCGGTGGAAGCATGAACATCTTGGATGCCACCTACAATCCACTCAGCATCAACGAAGATTACTTTTTTCCACAGACAGCAGAAGGTCGCGGATCTCGGGTAGAAATGCTGCAAGGTGGCCAGGCCGTGGGCGAGATCGACGATCTCAAGTATTTCAACAACATGATGATGCGTGGACTGCGTGTGCCTTCATCTTACTTGCCCACTGGTCCCGATGACTCTACCACACCACTCAGCGATGGGCGTGTGGGCACAGCACTCATACAAGAATTCCGTTTCAACGAATACTGCAAACGTCTACAGCAGTTGATACTGCACAAGTTGGATGATGAGTTCAAGATGTTCATGCGCTGGCGTGGATTCAACATTGATTCCAGTTTGTTTGATCTGGAATTCAATCCACCGCAGAACTTTGCTGCTTACCGTGAAGCAGAGTTGGATACCAGCAGGGTCAGCACTTTTACCACTTTGGAACCACTGCCTTATATGAGCAAGCGTTTCTTGCTGAAACGTTATCTGGGTCTGACCGAAGAAGAAGTGTTGGAAAACGAAGAAATGTGGCGCGAAGAGCGCGACGAGCCTGCAGCACAAGGCAGCCAAGGTTCAGAACTGCGTTCAGTGGGCATCAGTCCTGGAGGATTTGAAGCAGATCTTGCAGGACTGCCACCCGAAGGCGCGGGTGCTGGAGACCTGGGTGCAGATGATCTTGGAGCACCCGGAGCAGCAGCACCGCCTGCAGCCAGCACTATCACTGCGCCTGGTGCACCACCAGCAGTTTGACAAAATCAAGTAAATATCATTATGAATTTTCTTGAATTATTTGACAAAGAGCCCGAAGGCTATCAGGACTTACAGGACGACAACAGCCGTCCTAAACTGCGCCAACTGCGTAAAACCAAACTTACCTTGACTCAGATCAATAAAATACGCCGTATGCAAGAAGTGCGCAAGTTTGAGTACGATGAGAAATTAAAGTACATCCGCAAACAGTATGCACCGCCTCCTGCGGTGCCGGGCTTATGATACAGCCCAAGTCATAATACATAAATATTTCTACCAGAAAACCAGCCATAAGTGGCTGGTTTTTTAATATGTGCAGTAAATAACTCTACACAAACCTTATTCTAGAAAAGGAACCAAAAAATGTCAAGCAAGTTTGAAAAACTCATTGAGTACGTCATTAACGACGAAGAACAAAAGGCTCGTGACCTTTTTCACGAAATCGTAGTGGAAAAAAGCCGTGGTATCTATGAAGACCTCATGGCAGCAGAACTCAAAGAAGAATCCGATGAGGATTTGGAAGAATCTGCAGATGAAGAAATGGAAGAGTCCATGGAAATGGAAACCATGGGCGGCGATGCAGCAGATCAACTGATGAACGATATCAGTGCCAATGTTGATGCCGATGAAACAGCCATGGAAGATGACGAAGAAGTCATGGACATGGGTGCCGAAGAAGAAATGGTTGGCGGCGATGATTTTGCCGACGAAATGGGCGCAGGCGGCGATCTCGAAGGTGATATCGCCAGCATTGACAGCAAACTAGACGAACTACTGGCCAAATTTGAAGAAGTCATTGGCGGCGACGATGGTATGGTCGACGGCGAGAAGAAGAAGAAGTTGAGGAAAGCCTAGCAGAAAACGTTCAACTGCAAAAAGTTGCTGTTGACCGTGGTGATCGTTTGGCAGGTCAAGGCACAACAGGCGGTGACAAACTGCGTGTTGACTCCAAAAGCCCAAACGCTAACAATGCCGGCGCCAGTGTAACTGGTTCGGTGGCCAAACCTGCTTCCAGCAAGTTTACTGCTGAAAACCCCGATGGTACCAAAGCACCAACAACACAAAAAGCACCTGACATTGAGTCTGGCCTGCAGAACACTGCTGGTAAAAACATGGCTCCCATGAAACCTGCTACCAAGCCCACGCTGAGCCAGGCTTCGGGTGTTAACACCAAGAGTCCTTTAAAAGCAATCAAGAGCTAATCTAGATGTTTAAAGGGAACCGTCACTTACAAGAAGTTCTCAGTTACGATGCTGCCAAGATCGTGGTTGAGAGCCGAGAAGAAGCTCCAGGTAAAGAGCCCTCCACTTTCATGGAAGGCATCTTTATCCAGGGTGACGTTAAAAACGCCAATGGACGAGTTTACCCAGTGCAACAGATTAGATCAGCAGTGGATCAGCTCAATGAGCAGATCAACGGTGGATTCTCTGTGTGCGGTGAAGTAGATCATCCAGAAGATTTAAAAATTAATCTAGACCGTGTGAGCCATATGATCCAGAAAATGTGGATGGATGGCCCCAACGGCATAGGTAAACTGAAGTTGTTACCCACACCCATGGGCAAGTTAGTTGATACAATGCTGCAGTCGGGTGTGAAATTAGGAGTTTCGAGTCGCGGATCAGGTAATGTTGATGACGCGACCGGACGTGTCAGTGACTTTGAAATAGTCACTGTCGACATCGTGGCACAGCCATCAGCACCAAACGCTTATCCTCGAACAGTGTATGAAAGCCTCATGAACATGAGATACGGACATAGAATGTTTGATATGAGCAAGAATGCTGTGGGCGGTGACACACTTGCACAGAAACACTTGAAGAACGAGATTGTCAAGTTCATCAAGGATCTGAAGATTTAGGAGATCGTAATGCTAGACGCAATCAAACCATTGCTAGATAGCCAACTGATCAACGAGTCAACTGGTGAAGCCATCACAGAAGCATTTGAGGCCAAACTAAATGAAGCTCGTGAGCAGGTGCGTGCAGAACTCCGTGAGGAATTTGCACAACGCTATGAGCATGACAAGTCAGTTATGGTCGAAGCCCTAGATCGCATGGTAACCGAAGGCCTCAAAGCAGAAATGCAAGAGTTCCAAGAAGAGCGCCGTGGTCTCAATGAAGACCGTGTGCGTTTCCAAGTCAAGATGAAAGAATCAGCCGAGAAGTTTAACAACTTCATGGTTGGTAAACTTGCTGAGGAAATCAAGGAACTACGTTCGGATCGTCGCACTCATACCGAGAGCGTGGATCGTTTAGAACGATTTGTAATTGAAGCTTTGGCTCGTGAGATTACTGAATTTGCCCAGGACAAGCGTGACGTGGTTAACACCAAAGTCAAACTTGTGTCTGAAGCCAAGAAGCAACTCACAGCATTGAAACAGCAGTTTGTAAAAGAATCTGCTGCCAAGTTAGGTCAGCGTGTTGCTGAACATCTACGTTCTGAACTTACTCAGCTCAAAGAAGACGTTAAAATTGCTCGAGAGAACAATTTTGGTCGTCGTATCTTTGAAGCATATGTCACAGAGTTTGCAGGCACTCATCTCAATGAGAATGCCGAAGTACGCAAGCTCCGGGCTGTGATTGCTGACAAAGAACAGAAATTGGCCGAAGCCATTGAATCAACTCGTACTGCCAAAGTATTGGTTGAGAACAAGGAACGTGAAGTTCGTATGATCAAGGAGTCCACAGAGCGTAGCCGCACTATGGATGAATTGCTCTCTCCTTTAAACGAGGAAAAAGCAGAAATCATGCGTAACTTACTAGAAAGCGTGCAAACACCTCGTCTTCGCACTGCTTTTGAAAAGTATCTACCAGCAGTTCTTGAGAACGCCGCTCGGAAAGTGGCTGTTGCAAAACAGACCATTACCGAAAGCGTACACAAAGAAGTCACTGGTGATAAATCTGCCGTCAAACCCAAGTCTGATGACGCATCAAACGTCATTGAGCTCAAGAGACTGGCAGGGCTTTAATCTTACGACAAGAAACAGGAGAGAATCATGTCACAAGAACTGTTAGAAAGCCGTTGGGACGAGACCAAAGAAGCCCTACTAGAAGGACTCAATGGTTCCCGTCGCAGCACAATGGGTGTAGTTTTAGAAAACACTCGCAAGTACCTGAAAGAGTCATCTGCAGGTACCACAGTTAGCGGTAATATCGCTACACTGAATCGTGTGATCCTTCCAGTGATCCGCCGTGTTATGCCAACTGTTATTGCCAACGAACTCGTTGGTGTACAGCCCATGACTGGCCCCGTTGGTCAGATCCACACTCTGCGTGTTCGTTATGCACAAAGCATGACAGACACATCAGCAGCAGCAACCAGCGTTACAGCTGGCCAGGAAGCACTGAGCCCGTTCTTGATTGCAACAGCATACTCTGCTGGTGCAAGCACAAGCGCAACTCAGAGCACTTACACTGGTTCCAACACAGCAGCTTTAGAAGGCGACGGCGGTCGTAAGATTTCCGTTCAAATCCTGAAGCAGGCCGTTGAAGCTAAAACACGTAAGCTCCAGGCTCGTTGGACATTTGAAGCTGCACAAGACGCACAAGCAATGCACGGTATCGATGTTGAGGCCGAAATCATGGCTGCTCTCGCACAAGAGATCACAACTGAGATCGACCAAGAGATCCTGCTGAGCCTGCGTTCATTGGCTGCAACAGAGTTCACATACAACCAGGCTACCGTTAGTGGTACAGCAACCTACGTTGGTGATGAGCACGCCGCACTGGCAGTTCTGATCAATCGTGTTGCTAACCTGATCGCTCAGCGCACACGTCGTGGTGCAGGTAACTACGCTGTAGTTTCGCCCGCTTCCTTGACAGTGCTCCAGAGCGCAACAACTTCTGCTTTTGCTCGCACAACAGAAGGCACATTTGAAGCACCCACAAACACCAAGTTTGTTGGTACACTCAACAGTGCTATGCGTGTTTATGTTGATAGCTATGCTAACGACTCTGACAAATACTGCATCGTCTTTTGGCAATGCGGGCGATTATGTCGGCGAGATAGCCGTCCAAAATCTGTCGTTCAGTTAATTCTTCGCTGTACATCCTTGCAATACTTCCCCGGGATGGGAAACAAAGAAGGCACAGAAATGTGCCTTTTTTTTTTGACTAGAAAATCTACCGCTAAGTATTGTTGCTCGTGTAGCACATACACATCACACAGAAAGGAGTCTATCATGAGCAAAACACCTTACGAGATCCGTCTCGAACTACTCAAACTGGCCAACGAAGTGCTGGTAACACCCATCTTCCAGCGCCGCGATGCACTGATCCAGGAATTCCACAGCCGATTTGAAAGCGACAAGTCTGCCCACTTTCCTGCACTGCCGGATTTTCCTAGCACAGACACAGTGATAGCAGAAGCCGAAAAACTCAACCGGTTTGTAAGCCAGCAGTAAAAGAGCCCCGCAAGGGGCTTTTTGTTGTATTGGTAATAAATATTAGTTCATACCAAGGAATTGCAATGAAGACCTATAACTTTCGCGCACAAGTTAGAATCAACGGCAACATAGAATACAGAGATTTTGTTATCACTGCTACAAGTTGGCGCGATGCAAGACAGCAACTTCGAGAAGCCATGAACACTGCTGTTTAAGTTTTAATCAAATGTCTAATCCTCCTCCTTATACTGATATAACTGGCATCACCCGAGCTGTCATGAAAGACAATGCGCAGGTGTCTATCGTGGACTACAATGGCAATGCCAGACCTGGAGAACTGGTAGTAGCACAAGGTACTACCAATCTTTACATAGGCAACAGCCTTGGCCAGTTGACCTTGGTTGCCAGTGGCATTGCTGTGTCCGCAGGCAATGTGGTTCCTGCAGGATCCTATCCACTGTACTATGATCCTGTGACCCAGCAAATGACTGTGGTCACTCCTTGATTTCTACTCCAGAACGCTAAATATCTAGTCGCTCAAGACTTATGCAGGTCCCTGCGTATGACCTAGAACGTCAGCCCAATCTAAACAAGGAGAAATAAATGGGACGCCCACTCAAAATCGCAAAATACAACACTGCTCAATCCGTGCAGATCGACATCGGTTATCCTACATCCACGCCCAACGTTGGTGTTGTTGGTGGTAATACATCGGTCAGTGATACATTTTATCTCGCTGCTAATGTACTGGCCAACGTACCAGGTGCAGGCGCAGGTGAAGCATACATCATCCGCCAAAAAGGCAAGCGCAAGTTCCTGGTCACACTGACCACAGATACCACACAGGCCTATGCCAATATCTGTGTGTTGGTCAATACTGATGATGTTGCTGCATTGACAGAAAATCAAATGGCCATTGTTGCCACAGATGCCAGTGCTGCCAATGTTACCATGCAGTATATCCAAAACAACTATGGTGTGGATTTCAGCAACGTTGGTCACTATCTGACATTTGCCAGCGCCAACGCTACAGTACAGCCCGACGGTTCGGGCACCAGCGGTAGATTTGACATCGTCCAGATTCCCAGCGCCTAAAGCACTGGTTCTACTGCAAAGAATCCCCGACATCGCAAGATACGGGGATTTTTTTACATTTCCAAACTACTAAATAATACAAACTAGGATCACAAGCAGATATGCCTTCATCTAAAAGAGTTACCGGTAATTTTAATTTCTGGACCGGCGCCAGTGAAAATTGGCAATATTTTGACTCCACGTCAAATTCACTTGTCACAGTTCGCCGCGGCAACAAAGACACTGTTTTTCAGTCTGCAAATTTAGTAGTTTATGGTAATATCGTAGGACTGGGCGGCAATATCTATGCCAACATCACAGGCAATGTTGTTTTGCCCAGCGGAACCGATTACGGAATTTTATACAAAGCCCCAGGCGGTAACGCAGCAGTATCTGATGAGTTTACTGTTGATGAAGCAAATAATGCAGTTGCAATGACAGGCAACATTACCATAACTGGTGCAGGAAAAGGTAATCTTATAGCAAATAATGTTTCGTCAAATCGCGTGACAGCAACTTTTGCCAATATCACATCAGCCAACATTGGCTCGGCCAATATCGCAACCAACGGCAACATCACAGCTGGCAACATCCGAGCAGTGTCATATCTCAATCTTGCTGGTGCAAATGTGCTGTACGGCAATGCCAATGTGGCAGCTTATCTACCAAGTTATCTACCAACATATACCGGTAATCTAGTGTCATTGACAGGCAATGTCACGACCACTGCTAATATTTCTGCTGCTTATATTTTAGGCAACGGTGCTTTTATCACAGGACTATCGTCGGCATATAGTAATGCTAATGTGGCCAATTACTTGCCTGTGTATTCGGGCAATTTGGATAGTCTTGCTGGCAATGTCACTACCACAGCCAATATCTCTGCCAGTTATGTGCTGGGCAATGGAGCATTCCTGTCAGGCATCGTTACCAGCAGTTATTCAAATGCCAATGTGGCCAATTACTTGGTTTCCTACACCGGTAATATTTCTGCTGGCAATGTCTCCATCAGCGGTGCCCTAACGACGGTCACATCTAATGTCACTGGCCTGGCTGTGTTTTCCAGTGTGGCCAATCTGCGCATACCTGGAGGCAACATTGGTCAAGCATTGATCAGCGACGGTGCCAACGGTGTGGAGTTCCAAAACATATCGGCAACCCCGGGAAATTCCCCAGGGTCTTTCCAGTACAATTCCAATGGCACCGCCTTGTACGGTGTAGATGATTTTGTCTATGACACTTCAAATATTGCAGCACCCAACATTAGAATCAGCAATCTAAGCCTTAACATCTATCAAGGAGCAAATTCAACTGACACCAATACCCTGACTGTGGCAGGCAACATCCGGCTGCAGACAGCCACTATTGGCAACACAGAACTGGCCAATAGCGGTGTGTTGATCATGGCAGGTATTGACAAATTATACTTGGAAGATTTACAAGGCAACACCTATGATGGCCAGTTTGTTGTGGCCAACGGAGAATATCTTGGTTTTGCCAACGGCTATTCCAATGCCAATGTAGACTACTACTTGCCTACATACACAGGCAACATCTCAGCAGGCAACATCACAACCACCGGCAATGTTCGTGCAGCAAATTTCATAGTAGAAAACAGCATCGTGGCAACAAGTGCTAGTCCTGCGGCCACTCTTTCAGGATTTAGATCTATCTCTACCAGTGGCACTGCCAATGGCAATATCACTGCTTCTGGCAATATTGTGGCTGTGGCCAATGTGTTTGGTTTATCCGGCATATTCACATCCAACATTTCTGGTGGTAATATTGCAGTGACAGATCGAATAACATTTGGTGATGGCACCTATCAGAACACAGCTTGGACAGGAGTGGCTAACAATTACATAGCTCTGGGCACTGGAGCAGGTGGGGCCACACAAAGCCAGACTGCGGTGGCCATTGGAGTGAACGCAGGCAATGTTGCCCAAGACTATTACACAGTGGCCATTGGCATAGGTGCTGGACAAAATACACAACTGGCCGGTGCCATAGCCATTGGTGCAGAAGCCGGCGGCAACAGCCAAGGAACCAATTCCATAGCCATTGGTTTCCGCGCAGGTCGTGTGAATCAAGCCAACAATTCCATAGTGTTGAACGGCACAGGGGCCAATCTAAATAACACCACGGCCAATTCGTTTGTGGTAGCACCTATTAGAAACACATCGGGCAACGCAGGCATATTACAATACAACAACAGTACCAAGGAAGTCACTTACAGCACAACAGTAAACGGCAATATACAAGTCAATCAACTGGGTGTTGGTACTGCACCTTCGGGTACCAATGGCGAGATTGTGGCCACAGGCAATATCATTGCATACTTCTCAGACGATAGGCTCAAAACAAGATTGGGCAATATAGAAAACGCACTGGACAAAGTTGATCAGTTGACCACATTCTACTTTGAGCCCAATGACATAGCAGTCAATACCTATGGTTATACCCGACATCGCGATCTTGGTGTGTCGGCACAAGAAGTGGCCAATGTAGTGCCTGAGATCATAGCCGATGCACCCATAGGTGACGGATATCTCACAGTCAAGTATGAAAGATTTGCTCCATTGATTATTGCTGCCATCAAAGAGTTACGTCAAGAAATCAATGATATCAAACGCAAACTATGACAGTGATAGTAACACAAGACGCAGCAGGTAATACTGTATGTGCTCAAGCAGATGACGGCGATGTGCTTACGTTAGCAGCACCCGCAGGTAAAATTTTCAACATTTTAGTATTTGCCAGTTACGGCAATCCTGGGGGACTGGCACCCAATTTTGAATATGGCAACAATAACTGCCGATCCAGCCGTGCTGTAGTGGCCAATGTTTTTGCCAATCAAAATTCTGCTGCCTTGGCAGTGTCTAGTGAAATCTTTGGTGATCCGTTTCCTGGACAGCCTGGAAGATTATATCTGAGATATGCCTACGGGGATCCTGTATGACGCTGCCTGTGTCCGGTGCCATTGGCGCAGGAATGATCAACGTGGAGTTAGGCAATACTGCTACCACTACTTTTGCGCTTGGCAGTTCGTCGGCCAGGTATCTAGCCAATGTGTTTACTGGTCCAATAGGATATGGCAGTTTTTATGGCAAGGCATTGTCGGGCAATGTGCCTACGCCAGAATTTACCAATCCAGGATTTGAAACCGGCACTACCACTGGTTGGAATTTTGTCAATAGCCGATTTAGATTCAACAGTTCAGGTAATACTCCTACCGTGATCAATGGTGTGGCTGCACCGCCTGATCCTGATCCTGATCCTTACAGCAGTCCCGGGGATACCTGTAATCTCTTTCAATCTGGACCCACATACACCAGCAGTGTATCATTGTACAGTTCTCCAGGAGTCCCGGCTGGACCGCCAGGGGGATTATTGTACGGTGCTGTCATGCAAAGCACAGCTGACATGGATGCTGCATTTGGTTATAACATTCTATACGGGCCTTATATCTACAGCACCAATCCCGTGATAGCCAATGTGGGTCAAACTCTATCGTTTTACTGGCGAGCCTACGATACAGGAAACCCTTCAACTAGCGACGCTTACTGTGTAAGAGCATACGCTTTTACCTCCACAGGACAGTATATTACTCTTTTAAATCAAACTGCTTCGGCTGCAGGAACGGATTCTGGTTGGGTGCAGTCCAGCACTGTGATAGGTTCTGGGCAAGCAGGCTACTACTATTTTTGTTTTGTCTGCGGATCCTACGACGCCACGGGCGGTACAGTGTTAGGATCTACGCTGCTGCTTGATGAAGTAGTGATAACATAAATTTTCAATTATAAATAGAAATCTTAATAAATAACTCACGGAGGAGAAATTAATGTCACATTTCGCTAAAATTGAAGGCGGTATTGTTACCCAAGTTATTGTAGCCGAACAGGATTTTATCAATTCTGGCGCAGTGGGCAATGCCGCAGACTGGGTACAAACCAGTTACAACACACACGCTGGGCAACACCCCGAAGGTCGCCCCTTGCGTAAAAATTATGCAGGTATTGGCTACAGTTATGATGCAGGCCGCGATGCTTTTATTCCGCCCAAACCCCACAACAGTTGGGTCTTGGATGAGGATACTTGTCTTTGGAATGCACCAGTGGCTTATCCCACAGATGGCAATCGTTACGAATGGAACGAAGGCACTACATCTTGGGATCAGATTCCTGAATAACAGCAGCCAAAAAAAAAATATCTTAGGCATACTGGATACTAATTAAAAGTATGCCTAAGAAACTTGCTCAAGCCGAACAAAACGGCACTATGCCGTCTAAAGAAATCAAAACAGTAAAAACTCCGCGAGTTAAAAAAACTTGAGATAGGCAATAGTCGCTTGGTAGAAGATGCACGTATCCGCGGTAATCAAGTGGATACCAAAATCCGAGACAGCAAAACTGCTTGGATCATGCCCAACGATGACAGCGATTGGATGTTTAGGCGCGTCACAGACATTATCGTTGATTTGAATTCTAGATTTTTCAAGTTTGATCTGTTTGGCTTTATCGAAGGATTTCAGTTTACACGCTATGATGCTCCTGGTGGCAAATATAATCAGCACGTGGACCGTGGACTCAATACCTGGACACGCAAACTAAGCTTTACACTGCAGTTATCCGACCCCAAGGACTACAAGGGTGGCGAATTGGAACTGTACTTTGGTGAAGAACCAACCAAGCCATCTAAAGACCAGGGATTTATTGCAGTGTTTCCCAGCTATGTGCTACACAGGGTAACGCCCGTGACCAAGGGCACTAGATACAGCCTTGTGGCCTGGATCACAGGACCGTCATTTAAGTAGCACACCTGGTACCAACCGCTGTTTCCGCTAAATAGTTGTAAATTGGAAACAGCTTATGCCAGCAACAAAACCCCGCGCATACCAAGTATACGACATCGACTGGAAACAGGCGGTTCGTGCTTTATCTGACTCAAACATCAATCTAGCCAGCCCTGGCGCACTGGTCATTGACGCAGTGGTGTTAGATCCCTATGATCGTGTGTTGTTGACAGCACAGACCAATGCCACCGAAAACGGCATATATCAGGTCAATGCTGCGCAGACATTGTTGGTGCCTGCACCAGACTGGGTCAATATCAATTCTGGATTGAGTTCCGCAGTGAACTCAGGATTGACTGTGGCCGTCACCGAAGGTGCAGATTATGCACAGACCACTTGGACATTGACCACGCCCAATCCCGTTGTGATTGGTGTAACGGCCATAGTATTTGAACCAGTGCCTGAAGCCAGCGATCGCATAGGCAATATCTACTTTGATGGTGCCACCATTGAGTTGGCCAACGGCGCATCCGAAACAGCTATCGCTATCAGGCCCAACGGTGCTTCTGGCCTAGCGGGTATTACCATACCCGATGACGCAGCCGCCAACTCGTTCAGTTTAAATATTTTTAATTTTGCCAACAGAGGCAATGTCAAGATCGACACCAACAGTGGTGATTGGGTTTTTGACTACTCAGGCAATCTCACAGCCACAGGTTACATCACAGCCAATTACTTTGTTGGAGATGGCGGACTATTGAGTAATATATCTGTGGTGGATGGATATAGTAACGCTAACGTGGCCAACTATCTTCCCACTTACAGTGGCAATCTAGCATCATTGACTGGCAATGTCACTACCAATGCTAATATTTCAGGATCTTACATTTTAGGCAACGGCAGGCAACTGTCAGGCATAGACAGAATATCCAATGGCACATCCAACATTGTGATCTTAGATAACGGTAACGTTGAGATCACCAGCGGATCTGAAACTTGGTTTTTCATCAATAGCGGCGCCATGCATTGTCCCCCGGTGTCCACTATCTATGCTGAAGGCACAGGTGAAATGTCTTTGCAAGTGGCCAACAACACCATAGCAGAAGCCACGATAAATCTAGGCTACAATGGTCCAGAGAGTACCTATATTCAAATAGTCGCCGAATC